CAGTAGCATAGTGCAGTGCTGAGTACCCCGTAGTACCATCTGATAAAGTAAACTGAACTCCATAAGGTTCAAAGGCTATCTTCTTATTATCTGATAATATATTTGTAATAACAATCGATAAAGTTTGTAGAGCAGATGTACTACCTGAATTAAATATTCCCCCTAAAGAATTAGTAGAGGTTGCACCTGTTAGATCCCCGGTATCAGGGCCTGCTGGTGTACCATAGCTAAAGCTCGTTGGATCACTTGATGCTGGCATTATATCATCCCTCTTCCGTTATAGTTAATTTGAATATTTCCTCCAGAAGCACTCCTCTTATTGTCTTCATCATTCAGTTCTATAATCTGCATAGCAAATAACTTTTGGTATTTAGCAGCTTGATCATCATCTTGTACATAAGTAAAGACTTCAGCTAATGAACCATATAATAAAATCTTTTCATTTTCATCTCTTAACCAGTTAGCTGCTTCATTACCTGTGTATTTAGTTGCGCTAGTATTAGAAAATGTTACAGGAGCATCTGTTGCAAGTTCTTGAGCTTGGTTTACATTTACTATAGCTGTGTTAGCACTTAAATCTTGTGATACAATACTAGTTATATAAGCTGGAGCACCTGCAGGATAATCTCCTGGAGCACCAGCTTTAACTACTGTTCCTGTTCCTGATAACATCATATCAGTTGAAAGCGCACCTGAAACTGTTTTTAATTCCATTCGTGTAGTTAATCCATTAGTAACTGATAGTAATCCTGTTACTTTGGTATCATCAGCTGTAACTGCTTCTGCATGAGTACTGTAAGCTATAGAACTACCAACTACAAAATATAAGTATGTTGCAGAATCATCAGTATTAGCAGCAGTTAAATATCCTGCAGTAAAGTTAGCAGGAGTTACATCATACTTTGCATCCAATGCCGGTAATCTTTTATAATAATGCAGTTCAACTTTTGTAGGTGTTCCTATCGTAGCTCCTTCACCAAATCCTGGAGCAAGAAGAATTATGTTACCAACTCGAGACCAATAAAAAGCCTGAGTTTTTAAAGCCCAGGCATCATTAAAAGTTCTAAGATCTGTCTTCTCATTAAAGACACGACAAGTTCTACCATCATCATCTATCTCTCTTATCTGTATAAACTCAACCAAATCTGCTGGAATCGTTAACTCAGTTTTGCTGGTATAAGCATTACCGGCCGAAGTTGTTGCTGCTTCTAACTGTGTCTTAGAATAAGTTACTGTCTGCTCAAGTGCAGCAACTCTTAATTTTCTATAACAATTATCTGCAGCATAACGCATAGCATCTTGTATTTTAGAATCACTTACAACAGAAGAATCTTTATTTGACCAATCCCTTACTAAGCTCACAAAATTTGTATAAGTCGGCATAATTATCTCCCTTAAGTATTGACAAGAAGATCAGGGTATTCAGTTGTTAATATATATCTTAGTCTTTTTACTTTATCTTTATCATTCATAAAAGTCTGCGAGTGAAGATCTATACCATGGTCTTCATTTATTTTAATTGCAACAATATCTGGAATCGTTGCCATTTTTCTATAACCATGTTTTGTTTTCCCAAAGTAGTCTTGTTTTTCTCTTTCTAATTTCACGTGCTTTAAGTAAGGATCCACATCCTGCATCGCCTGCCATTGACCTGTGTTTAAGTCAAAGCCTGCATCGATACTTTTCCTAGGATCTACTGTTGCACTTTTAAATCTAAATTCATTTTCTTTCGCCATCCTCAACTCCTACTAAGTAGCGGGTTCTGTAATAGCTACAAATCTACCTGTCTTAGCAAGATATCCTAATAGATCCCCAGCTGTTGCTGCAGTAGGCTCATGATCTAATGCTGGGTCTGGAGTTCCACTAACATTCATAAGCTCTAAATGTGTTAGCTTATAACCACCACCTGTTGCTGCCCCAATTCTGTATACACATTTTTCTACTGGATATATATTTCCAATTGCTGATTTAATAACGTACATTATTCCCTCCGTTATATAGTAGGCTAACTAAAAGAAATAGTTAGCCTAAGTTTTTTAATTAGGTACTGTTGCGTCAATACCATCTAAGTAGCTCATCATTCCTAATAAACCACTATCATCTGATATACCTTCAAAGATATTTAAATCCCCATGAAGAATTGCATATTCTATTTCAGATGCAATCGCTTCAACCTCTTCAGGCATATTTGTATACGGCGCCATACCTACCATTCCGGTACTCATACCACCCCAAGTATCTGAACTTTCCCACATACCATTCATAAGAGCTTTTATTCTTGATACATAGTAAGGTCCCCAGTTATCCATGATAGCGGTTAACTGAGTATCAGGTGCGAAAGCAATCATATCAGATGCTTGTCCAAATGCTAATACACCTTTAGTTCCTGCAGTTTGTAAAGGAGCTGGTGAGTCTGTATGTTGCGTAATAATATCTGCACCATTACTAATCAATACATTCGCTGCCTGAGATTCTTTAGCAGGATCATACCATGTATTAACCCATATTATATCTAAATCAAAATCTGGATTTACAGAAGTTGCTCCAAGATAAAATGCGTTAATCCCTCTTATTACTTCAGGAATCGGGAAGCTAGCTATATACCCAGCTTTACCTACTGTACTCACATGCCCAGCAATCACACCTTGTATATATCTTCCTTCATAAAACCTACTACTATAAACACTTACGTTCTCAGCAGTCTTATAACCGGTAGCATGTTCAAATTTTACATCTGGAAATTCTTTAGCAACTTTTAACGTTTGATCCATATATCCAAATGAGGTTGTAAATATAATGTCTGCACCACTCTGAGCCATGTCTCGCATAACCCTAGCAGCATCAGGACCTTCTGGTACTGATTCAACATACATTGTAGTAACTTTATCACCTAGTTCGTCTTCAACCATTTGACGACCTTGATCATGCATGTATGTCCACCCATGATCTCCGACCGGACCTACATAAACAAATCCAGCTTTTACGTGATTCTTAAGTACACTTCCACCTGCAAAGGCAAAAGTTGGTATTAATAATATTAATGTTAGTATCGAAAATAATTTTTTCATTTGAGTCCTTCTCTTTAATATTAGTTAGTTGTTAATTTATCCTCTTCCTGTTATGACAGTAGCACCACAAGCCTTATAGGCTTTGGAAACTTTACCACCAGCATTTTTGTATTTTGCTCTTAGATTAGTAGGATTACCTATAGCATCTGTATTACCACTAAACTTAGGTCTGGGTGTAGGTTTGTCA